CGACGTTGTTACGACTTCAAACGCGCATGAGTGGGAGAAGCAACTCCTCTGGCTCCAGCGAGATGTAGTCACCCGTCTGGGTGATAATGGTAAGTTGCTGGTCGTGGGCACACGTATCGCCCCGAATGACCTCTACCGAGAGATCAGAAGCCCTGAACACTGGACAGGTGGCAAGTCACCGTTCACATACCTTTCAATGCCAGCAGTACTTGAGTTCGATGATAACCCCGATAAGTGGGTTACTCTCTGGCCTAAGTCTCAGATTCCATGGGAGGGCTCAGATGAAGATGTTGTTCCTGACGAGGACGGACTTTACCCCAAGTGGAACGGTGGAGCGCTGTTCCGTCGACGCAGCGAAGTTAGCCCTAGCGCATGGGCGCTGGTCTATCAGCAACAGGACGTACAGGAAGACTCGATATTTGCCCCTCTTTGCGTACAAGGCTCAATCAACAGGATGCGAAAACGCGGCCCACTAAAGGTCGGTAGCGCAGGACATCCTTCTGAGAAGGGTTCCTGGTACACCATCATGGGTCTAGACCCTGCTATGACTGGTAACACAGCAGCAGTGGTAATGACTGTAGATCGTAACAGTCGCAAGAGATATATTTTGGATGTCAATAACATGACAGATCCGACACCACAGAAGATTCAGAAGTTAATTCAAGAGTGGGTGGAGAAGTATCGCCCCCAAGAATTACGTATTGAAACCAACGCTCATCAGAAGGCATATGCTTTAGATGAGGATCTACGCCAGTTCCTAGCATCTACAGGTGTTCGGTTCTCTAGCCAGTTCACAGGCAAGAACAAATGGGACACACAGTTCGGCGTAGCAGCCATGTCAGGTCTTTTTGGGACTATGCGTGGCACATCATTTAATAACGACAATCTTATGGAACTTCCAGCAGTGGAAGGATCTGAGGGAATTAAGGCTCTTATCCAACAGTTGATTACTTGGGAGCCTAACACTAAAGGCAAGACCGACTGTGTAATGGCGCTCTGGTTCTGTGAACTACGTGCCAAAGAAGTTATCACAATCGGTAGAAGTAATCAGAGCCATATCACTAACAAGTGGGCTACTCGTAGACAACAACAAGAACGCTACGTACTCAATGTCAATGACTATGAGTTTGGCGAGGAACAGGAATAGCAATGGCATTAGATATTGAAAGAATTGCAAAGAGGGTTGATAACCTCAAGCACTTGCATTCTGAGCGCGATTTTCGCATGTCACAAATCCAGGCTGTTCGCAAGGGTCAGATCTCTAGCATCTTCCCTGATATGTTTCCTGAGGGCATGCCATTTTCAATGGTTGCCAACTTCATTGACGTTGCTGCCCGTGACTTGGCTGAGGTCTTAGCACCACTGCCATCGTTTAACTGTGGCGCAGTCAAGGTAACAGATGCCAAGGCTCGTAAGTTTGCTGACAAGCGCAGCATGATTGCCAACAACTATGTTGCTAATTCACGTCTACAGTCACAGATGTACTGGGGCGCAGACTGGTACTTCTCATACGGATTCCTACCAATCCACGTAGAGCCAGATTTTGAAGGCGGTATCCCGTTTATCCGCGTAGAAGATCCTATCGGATCCTACCCAGAGTTTGATCGTTTTGGACGTTGCGTTGCATACGCTAAGCGTTACAAGAAAACATCTAACGAACTTGCACATGAGTTCCCAGAGTATGCAGATCGTATCCTTGGTCGCTTTGGTCAGAACACTAACAATGAGATCGAACTTGTTAAGTACATGGATAAAGACCAAACAGTACTTTACTTACCAAGCAACAACAATCTTGTTCTCAGCCAAGCGAAGAACCCACTAGGCAAGATGACAGTACGCATTGCACGACGTCCTGGAATCGATGATCAACCTCGTGGACAGTTTGATGATGTCATCTATGTACAGATGGCTCGTGCTCGTTTTGCTAACCTGGCTATGGAAGCGGCTGAAAAGTCAATCCAAGCGCCACTTGTTGTACCTAGCGATGTACTTGATCTGCCAATGGGGCCAGATGCAGTCATCCGTACATCACAACCACAAGGTGTCGGGCGTGTCCGTTTGGACATTCCCGCTGCTGCCTTTCAGGAGCAATCAGCACTCCAATCAGAATTACGACTTGGTGCTCGATATCCTGAGGGTAGAACTGGAAACATTGATGCCAGCATTATTACTGGCCAAGGTGTCCAGGCGCTACTTGGTGCTTTCGACTCTCAGATCAAGGCTGGTCAAACCATCCTTGCTGAGGTGTTTGAAGATGTCATGCAATTAGCGTTTGAAATGGATGAAATGCTTTTCGATACAGAAAAGAGTGTCCGAGGAACAGCACAGGGTACGCCGTACGAGTTAAAGTACAAGCCAAGCAAAGACATCGCTGGCGACACTTCTATTGAAGTTCGCTACGGTTTGATGGCTGGATTAGACCCTTCACGTGCATTGATCTTCTCACTCCAAGCACTTGGTGCTGATCTTGTATCTAAAGACTTTATCCGCCGTGAACTACCATGGAATGTTAATACAAGCATGGAAGAAACACGTATCACAGTTGAGAAAATGCAGGATAACCTTACACAGGCTATTACAGCAACTGCTCAAGCAATTCCTGCAATGGCAGCGCAAGGAGCAGATCCTTCACCGCTTATTAAGAATATTGCTGATGTGATTGATCGCATCACCAGGGGAGAAAACATACAGGATGCTGCGTTGGCAGTGTTCACGCCGCCACAGCAGCCTGAACAACCAGCACAGCCAGAGATGGCTCCACCAGGCGCACAAGGCCCAGTTGAGCAGGCTCCCCAATCCCCAGCCGCTCCTGGTGAACCTTCTGGTGGAGTCCCTCAACAAGCAGGACCACCAGCAGATTTAGCAACCATGTTAGCAGGACTAGGAGGATAAGATGGCAGCGCGTAAGAAGCCAATTAAGAAGGCAGCAGTTAAAACTGTACGCGATGAGTCTTATAGCAAACTAGAACTTTATTGCATAGCAATGCATGAGTATTACAAAGCACTTCGCGTCGCAGGATTTCCTACGGATGTGTGTATGACAGTTATGATGGATCGCAGTTCATGGCCTGATTGGATGATGCCAGAAGGCATCCCAAACAAGATTGATCCACTCGAGTATATTGATGATGAAGATGAGGACTAATTATGTCAAATATTGCACCTATCTCAGGAGTCGGAAAGAACGCTAAGCGTACTGACCGTGGCATGGTCCAGAAGATTCAGCGTAACGCTAAGATTCAAAACGCATCAGGCGGAGCATACGGACAACGCGCAGAAATGCAAAGTCTTGCATCAGGAGCACCAACAGGAGCAACAGCAAGTGCTATGAATGCACAGACAGCACCAGTAAATGTTCCACCAGTTCAATCAGTAAATGCTTTTGCATCTGGCAGAGAAAACATGCCACTCTCACATGGTGCTGCAGGAGGCCCTGGTGGCGGTGCAGAACTACAGCAAACACCAGTTGATTCTGTTAATCCTGACTCTATGTTTATTCGTGCTATGGCGGCTGCTAACCCAGAGAATCGCCACCTATTAATGATGGTAGAAGCATATAACGAAATGGAATTTTAATGACTAACCTTAATGATTATGTTAAGGCTAGTATAGCAACTCGTCAAAGCCCTTTCCAGCGCATGATGCAATCTCAGATGGCTTCATTGACCCCAGACGCACTTTCTAACTTTAATTCAATTACTGCTAAATATCCTGGAATGAGTAATGACCTAGTAGTATCAATGGTCCGTCAAGGACTTAATGCTAATACTCCTGGTATCGATAAGATTACAACTATCGATGGTATTGCTGCTCTCAAAATGGATGCCTTCAAACTTGATAAAGTAAAAAAGGAAGTTAAGCCTGATCGTGGTATTCTTGGAAATATTCAGTTTGGATTAAAAGAAGGCGTTTACGACCCATTCAAAATGGGAACACGTGTACTTTTTGCTGGGCTTCGCTTGCCTTACGATATGCTTACAATCAACACCCGAAATAATTTAGCGGTACTGCGTGGTGAAGATATATCAATGCGTGATTATATTCTAAGTTCTAGTGTTTATAGCGATACAACAACATTTGGCGCTCTTGCCAGAAACTTTTCTAGCCAAGGATCTGGTTTCTTTGTAGATCCTAAGAGTAAAGCAGGAAAAGAACAAGTTAAGGCTATGACCAAATATGGTCAGATTAACGGCGAATCTTTTACTATTGGTCGCAACATTTTTAACAGTGTTGGTCTCAATCCTAATGGAAATGCATATAAAGTTCTTTCTGGAATTGTTGATGCTACATTTAATATTGCGCTTGATCCTTCCTCCTATGTGGGTGTAGGTGTTGCGGGTAAAACTGCTAAACTAGCATCAAAAGGAACTGAATTATCCAAGCCCGTTTTAGCAGTTAATAAACCTGGATTTGATATCCTTGCTAAAGAATCAATTGATGATCTTGAAAAAACAGGTCAAATTGTTAGAGATAAAACAACTAAAAAGATTTCATCTCCATACAAGCGCCTTGCTAAAAAATTCAAAGAAAAAGAATTAGATATTATTGCTACCGAAAAGAAGATAGTTGATCGTCAAGTATCTACTGCTCAAAAATTATTAAACTTTGAATCAAGTCAGTATGCGCGTTGGACACTAGAACCTGCGGATTCTGCAGTTAAGCAAACTCTTTCTAACAAAAGTATTGCTGAATGGTTTGTAGCAAACCCTAAGACTCAGACAGGCGAACTATCAGAAGCCATGTCATTGCTGTCCACAGACATGAAGAACACAGGCGGCTTCTTTGATGGCACTATTCTTCTTGACGAAGTTCCAGAATTTGGAAAGATCTCTGCTGGAGCACACTACTTAGATGAGTATGTAGTCACAGCAAATGATGCTAAGGGTTTCAAACTACTTGATCTTGCTGATGACTTTACACAAGCAGACGAAGCAACTCGCGTTGCAGAATCTCTCCGCCGTTCAAAACTAGCAGATGGTTTAGATAAACTAGGCAAGACTGCATCAGATCCAGATTTTAGAGTATATAACGAGTTGGCAACTAAACTTCGTGATGAAGCAGCAAACCTTGACGGTTTTGTCGGATCTTTGTTTGCAGTTGGTGACGATTTAGCAGCAGGAAAAAGCATGGGTGCTCTTCTTGGTGAAATTGCAGCCCTAAAAAATCCTATAGTAATGAGCAAAGTTGCAGGACTTGTAGAAAGTATCTGGAAAGTTGACGGATTTACAAATGTTCGTTCAATTTACGGCGGTACTGGTGGAGTTGCAATTACAAATGGAGTAAAAATTGCTGCTACCCGCGCAGAGATCGGCATTGCTGGTGCAGAATTTGCAGACCCTACCAACCTTGGCCCTAACGTTTTACGTCTTATGGAGTCAGTCAAAGGCTTAAAGGATGATCTAGCAGTTCGTCAGAATGAACTTGATGATCTTCTTAACAAGCAACTTGATCTAGAAGATAAAGAATCTTGGTTTAAGTTACTCCGCGAAAAAGCAAACGGAGATCCAGATATTCTCAAGGAACTTATTCAAGATCCTAACAATATCGGTATCCGAGGACTTCTTAAACTAGAACTTGAAGTATCAGAAGCAATGTTACTTCGAGAATCTATCCAAGCACAGATTGGTCTAACAGATAACTTTATGGGATCTGTTTTAGATACACCTGATATGGATAAAGCCCTTAAATTTATGCTTGGGCGTCAGTTTGAGCCAGTAGCAAAGATTATTGCAGATGAAACAGATGTAGTCCGTCTACGCAACCTCTTTAAGCGCAAATTAGATGATAGAGTAGTTCTTGAACTTTCAAAGGCTACAACAGTAGATGATGTTTACAGAGTATTACTTAATCAGGTAAGCAGCGGTGCTGATCTAGTTACTGTTAAAAAAGCGCTTGGTACTGGCACAAAGATTGCAGCCAATCCAGTTGCTCGTTTAATTCCTGGCGTAAATAAGAACGCCGTTCGTATGGCAGAAAACATTAACAAAGCCTTTGGTCGTTTTTATATTCGCTCAGCAGCCTATAACCTAAATGACCTTACAGGACTTAATACAGGTATTGAAGACTGGATGAGCTCAATTGCTGTTACTGGTAAACTTGGTGGAGCAATCACAAAGACAGCAAGAGATAGAATTATTGCTGATACACAAAGAGCCATCTTTGCTGCTGAAACTAACGCACAACGTGCTGCTGCCGTTTCAAACGGTATTGGTAACCTGTTAGAAACAATAGCAAAGAACACTGGTATTGAAGACCAGGCTATATTAACTTCTCTTAAAGAAGTTGTTAAAATTAGCGGTAAAGAAGAAGCGCTTCTTAAAAACCATTTTCTTGGACTTTCTCTCGCTAATGGCGGTGGTCAACTTGTTGAAGCAGGCGGAAAGTCAATTCGTTTAGAAAAAGGCATATTAGAGCATCAATTACTACAAGATGTTATTAATCTTCCAGATTCAAGAGCAG